AGCCCGTCACGTCGCCCGAGGGGCTGACGTACATGAACCGGTAGCGACCGGTTCCCCAGTGGCCTCGGTAGCGCACCTCGGGGATGACGGTGAACTCGTCACCCTCGGTGAGCGTGCGACCGTTCTTCAACTTGATGAAGCGGTCGAAGCCCTCGGTGGGGTTGGGAGCCTTGCTCCTGCGTCGTGCCATTCTCTCTCCTTTCGATTGGCTGACAACACCATTGTAGCACATATGTCAACCTATGCAAATCGGAGAGGTCAGTCGATGCGCCCGTGATACCTCTGTTTAGAGCCGAGATCGGTGCCTCGGTAGTTGGATGCCCAACCGACGATCAGAGCCGGTCGATTCCTCAACTTGGTCGAACGATGGAAGGCGAGGCATCCCTCGGGGATGAGATAGAAGATCGTCGTATCTAGGTCGCACTCTTGGAGCGCCGACTCCATCGTCTCGTAGAGCGTGGCCTTGCCACTGGTCCGGTGCATCTTGGTACCCTTGCCGATCCGAGCGGCGAAGAGTCCCGAGGCAGTTAGGCGTTCGGGTTGGTAGGGGTTGCGAACGAAGTCGACCTCTCGCATGTCATCCCCGAAAGCCATGATGACCGAGATCGGCGCAAGGACATCAGGACTCACTGGCGTACTCCTTGCCACGCCACATCGCCCACCCGTCACGAATCGGAACTTGCTCGTAGACGAACTCCCCTGACTCTTCGTCGTAGGGGATGACCGCCAGCCCTTGTTGCCAGTCCTCAACAATGGGGAGCGGTCGACCATCAAGATCAGTCGCACCCTTGGTGGAGGGAACTGCGCCATCGGTTCGGGCGAGGCAACCGGGGGAGGCGGCGAGGATGGTCTTCGCACCATCCCAGTCCTCTCGGGTTCGCTCGGCCCACTCACGTCGATGAATGTGACCGTAGATCACGGAAGTTTTCTCCGTGCCCAAATATTTGTGAGCCGTCGATCCGTTGCTCGCCACCTTGGTGCCGTGGATCACTCGGAGCCGTGGGGTCAGCCAGTACCGAGCGGCGGGGTAGCCGGTGAGATAGTCGACATCGAACTCATCCATCCGACAGAGATAGGGCACCGACATGACCGGCCACGACTCGGGCGTGTTCCCTCGGCGCAGACCGAAGGCGGCCCGAGCATTGTCCAAGAGCATGTTCGGCAGGCGCTCTTCGTGGTTGCCAGCGATCCAGACGATCTCGGCCTCGGGAGCAATCTGTCGAAGTTGGGCGCAGAGCAGAGTGGCTCGGTCGATGCTCGCCTGCGTGGTGCGGGCGAAGGCATCGGTGTGCCGATATTTGCCGAACTCACAGAAGTCCAGATTGTCGCCCACCATGATGATCTTCGTGGGCTTGGCATCCTTGATAATCTGTAGTGCGACGGATAACGCAGATTCGTCGTGTATGGCCTCTAGATCGTCGTCTAAGCGACGGAAGTACCCGATCTGTATGTCGGGGAGGATTACGGCGCAGGGCCATCCTGAGGGCTTCTTAGAAGACTTGGGCAAACTGACCTTGATCGGCGGTCCCTGTTGCACCACGGGCCACTCCGGTCCCTCGGCCCACCGAGGGTCGATCTGGATGCCGAAGAGGTCGTGAGTCTGAGCCTCGCCGTCCTCGTCTTTCGTGACGGTCTGGTAGACGGACACCCGCCGAACTCGTCCGATCTCGGCAATGTCGATGTCGTTCCGCTCCAGCATCTTGGCAATCTCGCCAAGCGCCTCACGGGTCGCACCTGAGTCGGGCGGGAGGTTGTTCAGGAACTCGGCCACTCTTTGTTCCTCCATCTGAGGACGAGGCTCTCACTGACTTCGATCCCAGTGGTCGCCTTGATGGCCCGAGCGACTGCCGCTGACGAGACTTCGCCTGCCGCCATAACCGCCTCAAACTCTTCAAGCGATCCATCCGCACGTTCCCGAAGGGCGAGGTAGACCGCTCGCTTCTTACTGTTCGGTCGGTGCGAGGGTTCGCTATCTATCGCTTCTTGAAAGATGCCCACTGCCGTCTCCTAACTGCCAAGGGCTGTTCTTGCGTGTGATACTTCCCGGTCTGACGTTTATCTTGCTTACACGACGACGCATAGACCACGCTAGTGCGCCCGCAATGAAGGAATCGGGAGGGTGACCGCCGCCATAAAGGTCGGCTTGAGTGACGAACTTGTGCTCGTTGTAGCAGAACTCAACTCGGGGCGACCTGATGCCGTTCTGCTCAATACCGGCGATGTACTCCGTGAAGACCGTCTCACGCTCCCGCCCACGAAGAACGATGGGGCGGACACTGTTGCGCTCGTACTCAATGAGGTCGTTCACGACGTTGCCGATTCCGGTGGCATCGTGAGCACACAAGCCGCCGTATTCCTCCATTACTCGGTCAAGGTCACGGACCATATGAGGCCACGGCTTGCGACCGGTGCGGATGAAGAGGACTTCGACCCACGGGTTCACGTCGGTGCGGAAGGTGCGGATGATCGTGTAGTCCTGCTCCTTCGCCCAGTCGACACCCGTGACATACGAGGCACCTTCGACGGCGGGTTCGATGCAGACTCGCTCGTCCACCTCTCCCTTGAAGATGCCGAGGTCGGGGTCGAACATGGCTTCGACGTAGGCGGTGTCGATTGCACGCCCATCGAACGACGGCTCCTGTAGGTCGTACTCAACGTCGAACATGCGCTGGCTGACTTCCATCTTCTTGCGTTCGACTTCTTCCATCGAAAGCCAGCCGGGGTTGTCGGGCGTGCCAACGGATTCACGCCAGCACCACTGGAAGACGGGCCAGTCCTTCTCGTTCGCTCGCTTGAGCAACTCGGTCATCGTTCCGTCGGGATACTGGTGGGTCGAAGACACGACGGTTTGAGCCTGAAGGCCACGACCGTTCATCGGCTGGCCCTGAGCAGACTCAAAGATGTCCAACTCCATCTCGTCCACCTCGTCCATGCGGAGCCGCTGGGGGTGCGGGCCACGGACGGACTTCTGTGATGCCATGAGGGCGAGAATCCATGCGCCGTTCTTGAGGCGAGTCATGTACTTGGTCGGGTCGCCGTCGACAAGATCGGACGGAGCACGGTCGTAGTACCACCGCTCCTGCGTCACTTCATGAACTCGCTGGGACTGAGAGGCCGAGCCACCGAGCACCGTGATCTGTGCGCCGAGGGTGGCGGCTTCGATGGCGCAGAGGGTTCCCATAAGGGTCGACTTTCCACCGAATCCTCGGGATGCCTTCCAGACCGAGATCGGGGACCGAGCGAAATAGGCGTTAGCCAGAGCGTCGAACGGAGCCTGATGGTGCGGACAGACGGCAACTCGGGGGATCGTCATGCCCCAAACGACACGGAGGTAGTGCCACAACTCGTCGTCGTCTTCGGGGAGACGACCGAGGATCAGGCTCACTTACCGGACCTGTTGGTCATGCGATCCACAATGATCGCAAGCACCAAGCCGAGGGCGGTCGGCAAGGCGATAGAGAGAAGGAGGAACTTGGTCACTTGGCGGCTTCCTTGACGGACTCAATGATGAAACTGTGGATGGCGGCTTCACGAATCTTACGTCCCTGCTCATGGTCGAACTCGGCAATGACATCGCCCGCATCGGAAACGACGACAATGGAGTTGTCGGTGAGGTGCTCCAAGACACGAAGAATGTCGTAGAAGAGGGAGGCGTACACCTGTACGGATACCTGCCCAGTTTCGGCTACATCGGCAAGAGCACGAATCGTCTCAATCGTGTCTTCGATCTTCTTATCGTCCATCCCCAAAGTCTACATTGGTGTGGCGAGGCGGGGGAGGGACGGGAGCCTTACGGCTTGTTGTCCCCCTTTGGGACGTAGAGCCTCAAGACGGGGATGCACGGGTCATCGCCATCCTCAAAGGCTTGCCACTCTTCCTCGGTCAAAGCGCTGTCATGGGTGCCGCAGATGAACTTCGACCATCCCCGCTCGTCGCCTTCTTTGAGCCACTCTAGGAAGTCTTCGTTCTCCGTCATGAGCGCCAGCCTAATACGGACCGTCGCAACAGGAGTCACGGCTCCCGCAAGTGTCGCACCGATAGTGGGCGTGCTCGGGGCGCATCCCTCCGCCGCACCACATACAGGTGGTCGATAGGTCCGAGGCGAAGGGCAACTTGGAGCGGTAATCCTCCACCGCAATCAATGTGCGCTCAATCACGGGCCAAGTTCGATCCACGACATCTCAAACGTGCAGATCGTGTCGCTGTTGCCAAGATTCTGGACCGAGGCGACGTAATCGGTGCTGGGCTTCATGGTCCAGTAGACGCTTTCGCTTGCTCCACCGCCGGTCTTGTTGCCACCGGACGGAATCACGGCATCGACAAGGGTGGTGCCGCCCGAGATCGACGTGGGATTGCTGTACAAGGTCAACGTCGTGGTGCCCGAGGTGTCACGGTTGATGCGCTGGGGCGTGATCGCCGTGGTCCCATCGGTCACGGTAGGCGCTTCAAGTGCCGTGAACCGGCAGGATTGGGTAGCCGCCACTAGACCCCACTGGAATAGGAGCGCTTCCCGTGCCCCCGTGATGATCTGGAAGTACACCGTGGTGGACGAGGCCACCGTGAAGTACTGCGAGATGTGGAATGAGCGCTCGTTTCGTGAGAGATCAATCGGGTCGCCTTGGATGTCGTTCTTGGCCATGCGTCGATTCTGCCAGAGCACGAACTCGGGCACCAGAGCACCAGAGAAGAGTATTGGCGTGGAGTTCCATTGATCTCGCCAGACCTGCTCAGAATATTTCGGCCCGCAAACTTTCTGGCGGCCCTCAGAAGGGGTGGGGGTTCTCCACT